GCCTCAGAAAGCGATTCGCAGGTTCCGCTACAGGGGGAAACCCCTGATGGGTATCCCAGGGCCGAAGCCCAAACCGGCTGGACTGCGCCTCCTTGAGGGGAATCGTTCGCACCGGCGTGTCCGGGAGGGCGTGAAGGTCGCGCTGAAGGCGCCGACATGCCCCGAATGGCTTTCGGCGATTGCGAAAACCGAATGGAGGCGTATCACTCCGAGGCTCGAAAAACTGGGGTTGGTGGGTGAGGTCGATATGGCGGCGCTCGCCGCCTACTGCGAAAATCTCGCGATCGTTGTGCAGTGCAGCAACTTCATCCGCCGCAAGGGCGGGTATGCGAAGTACCTGTCTGGGAAGAACTCGCAGACGGCGCCGCATCTCGTGGCGATGAACAAAGCGTTTGAGAAGATCCGTGCGTTCTGCAGTGAGTTCGGGATGACGCCAAGCTCGCGGGGCCGCATGGATACGCCTAACACTGACGATGCGTCCGACGAGGAGCTTGACTGATGCCCTTCGATCAGAAGCTCGCACAGCGCGCGATCGACTGGTTCCCGCGGTATCTGCGGCACACGAAGGGCCGCTGGGCCGGGAAGCCGTTCGAGCTCATGCCCTGGCAGGAAGACATCATCAGCAAGCTGTTCGGAACCGTCAACGCGAAGGGCCGCCGGCAGTACCGGACGGTCTATTGCGAGATCCCGAAGAAGAACGGCAAGAGCGAGCTCGCCGCGGGTATCGCGCTGTTCCTGCTGTTCGCCGACCATGAGGCCGGCGCCGAGATTTACTCCGCGGCCGGCGACAAGGACCAGGCCGCGATCGTGTTCAATGTCGCCGCTGAGATGGTGCGGCTCAACCCGAAGCTCGGCCGCCGCTGCAAGATCCTCGATGCGGTCAAGCGCATCGTGCACAACAACGGTTCGTTCTATCGCGTGCTCTCGGCCGAGGTGCACACGAAACACGGCTTCAACTCGCATGGCGTCGTCTTTGACGAGCTGCACGCGCAGCCGAACCGGGACCTGTGGGATGTCCTGACCGATGGCTCCGGCGCGGCGCGGACGCAGCCCGTCACGATCGCGATCACGACCGCCGGCTACGACCGCAAGTCGATCTGTTACAAGATGCATGAGTACGCGAGGAAGGTGATCGCGGGAACGCTCAAGGACCCGAGCTTCCTCGGCATGATCTACGGCGCCACGGAGAAGGAAGACTGGACCAGTGAGAAGGTCTGGAAGAAAGCGAATCCGGCGCTCGGCGAGATCCTTGACATCGAAGACCTGCGCCGTGACTGCAAGCGTGCGCAGGAGATGCCCGAGCAGGAGAACTCGTTCCGCCGGCTGCGCCTGAACCAGTGGACAAAGCAGGAGAGCCGGTACATCCCGATGGTCGCTTGGACGAAGTGCGGCGGCGCCCTGGTCGAGGCCGAGCTCGAACGCAAACCATGCTGGTGCGGATTGGACCTCGCATCCTCGTTGGACATCGCGGCGTTTCTCATGGGATTCCCGATCGGCGACGAGATGCGGTTCCTCGCACGGTTCTGGGTACCGGAAGAGAACATCGAGAAGCGCGCGAAAAGCGACAAGGTTCCTTATGATCAGTGGGTCAAGGAAGGATTCATCAAGGCGACGCCAGGGACGACGACGGACTACGACGTCATCGAGACTGACATCATCGCGCTGAGCAAGATCTACGAGGTCCGCGAGATCGCCTTCGACCGCTGGGGTGCGATTCAGATGTCGCAGAATCTCACCCGGGCCGGTTTCTCGATGGTGGAGTTCGGCCAGGGCTACAAGGATATGAGTCCGCCGACGAAAGAGTTTCTCAAGCTCGTGCTCGCGGGCAAGCTCAAGCACGGGGACAACCCGGTGCTCGCCTGGATGGCTGACAACGTCGTGGTCACGACCGACCCGGCGGAAAACGTGAAGCCCGACAAGGCCAAGTCCACGGAGCGCATCGACGGCGTGGTTGCGATGATCATGGCGCTCGACCGCCTGCAGCGCAACGCAGGAAACGTTGGGCAGAAGTTCGTCAATGACAAAACCCCGGGCCGGGCTGTCTCCGGGCTCCGCGGGAAGGTGTTCTGATGCCGACGAAACACGCAAGCGAGATCGGCGTCGCCGGCAACGCCAGCCGCATGGGCTGGGTGACAACCGGCGAGCATCTGCGCTCACTGGACGGGGCAACCGGGCGTGCGGTGTATGACAAGATGCGCCGCAGTGATCACCAGGTGCGTGCGGTCCTGAGTGCGATCAAGCTGCCAATCCGCCAGGCGGATTACTACATCGAGGCCGGCAGCAAGTCCGAGCAGGACGTCGAGATCGCGAAGACGCTGCAGCGGGCCCTCCTGGAGGAGATGTCCCTCACCTGGGATGACACGATCCGACATGCGCTACTGATGCTTGAGTTCGGATTCTCTGCGCTCGAGAAAGTGTACGAGTACCGGGACGGCCTGCAGCTTCCGAAGAAACTCGACCCGCGGCTGCCGCAGTCGGTCGTCCGGTGGAAATGCGACGCCTCGGGGCGCACCACGCACATGGTCCAGCAGGACACCGGCGGGAAGCTCTATGAGATCCCGATTGACAAGCTGCTCGTGTTCACAACCGACCGTGAGGGCGACAACTGGGAAGGCATGTCGATCCTGCGGCCAGCGTACAAAGCGTGGTTTATCAAGGACCAACTCGAGAAAACCAACGCGATCATGCACGACCGCTGGGGTGTTGGCATTCCGACATTCGACGTTCCGGCTCCGGTGACCAGAAACTCCGAGGAGTGGAACGCTGGTGTCGAAGCCCTCGAGGATGTGCATGCCGGCGAGAAGGCCTTTCAGATGGTCCCGTTCGGTTGGAAGTTTGGGATCATGGGTGGCAAGGACGGCCAGGGCACCGACGTCCTGGAGTCCATCAAGTACTACGACGAGGCGATCGCCAAGGCTATGCTCGCCATGCACATCAACCTCGGGACGACTTCCAGCGGTTCGCGGGCACTCGGGGCTTCATTCATCGACGCCTTCCTGATGGCGACGCAGGCCTGGGCGGACTACATCGCGGAGGTGATCGACCGATTCTGCCTGCGCGAGATCGTGGACCTCAACTGGAAGGTCGAGAACTATCCGCACCTCAAGGTGCGGCGGATCCCCGGGCTCAACCTTGACGCGATCGGGTTCCTCGCGCAGTCGGGGATAATCACGCGGGACTCGGACCTCGAGAACAGCCTGCGCGACGTCCTGCGGATCCCGCACAAGGACGAGGATATGGAGCCGCCTGTCCCGGAGCCGGAGCCCGCGGAGGATGAGGACCTGCCCGAGGAGGCCGTGCCGGACGGCGAGATGGTTGCACTGCGCAAGGCGGCGGTAGCCGCGGTCGCGAAGCAGCTGGCCGAGGGCGTGCGCGTCAACAACCTGCGAGTGCCGGGCAAGGCCGAGATGTTCAAAGCGTTCATGGCTCACCGCAAGGGCGCGACGAAGCTCGACGAGCAGGAAGCCGCGATCTATGTCGAGGCCTTCGCGCATCGGCTCTCGCTTGACATGGCTGCGCGCGCCGTTGCGCTGCAGCGGGCCGGCACGACCGGCCGCGAGCTCGTCGCTGCGCTGACTGCTGCGGCCTCGCGGGTGCGCCCGGTAGCTGCCTCGGCACCCGTGGCTCTGAGCGTCAACGTGATGGCCGAGCAGGCGCTGATAGACGGCCTTGGTGACAAGCTCGGCGAGACGATGAGCGCCAGTATGGATCGTATATCGGTGGCTGCGGAAGCGCAGGCGGAACGAATGGAGCGCGCAATCCTGGCGCCGCGGCGGAAGACCGTCACCATCGAACGGGATGCGAAAGAGGACCTGAAATCACTCAAAATCCTTGAGGAGAAAGCCTAATGGCGAACGCACTGTTCAACCCTGGCCGTGAGGGCTTCCTTGACGGCACGATAGACTGGGACACCGGCGACATTCGGGTGATGCTCGTCAAGGACACCTACGTGTTCGACGCGGCCGACAAGTTCGTCGCTGACCTTGGCGCCGTGGACAACGGGCGCAGCGCGGCGCTGGGGACGAAGACGGTGACGGACGGCGTCGCGAATGCCGCGGCTACGTCGCTTGTCGCGACTGCGGCCGTGGCCTGCGACGCGCTGGTCATCTTCCAGCACACCGGCTCCGACGCGACCGCGCGGTTGATCGACTACATCGACACCGCGAGCGCGGGGTTGCCGTTCACGCCTGCGGCTTCGCAGACGGTCAACATCACCTGGGACTCGGGCGCCAACAAGATCTTCAAGCTGTAAGGGCGGTGTAGCATGGGCGTCCTTTTCCACCTGCCGGCCTCCGGTGCCGCCGATGTCAGCCCGACGCCGAGCGCGACGGACTGGGACGGGCACGTCAACAGCCTCTCGCTCAAGATGGGCCTCACGCGCACCGCCACGGCGTTGACGACAGTCGCCTATGCCCCCGACGCTGGCGACCACCTGGTTGACCTGGCGTCGATGCACTCGCAGTTCGTCAGCGAGATCTTCGCGCCGCAGGCGATCGCCGCACAGCAGATCATGTTCGGCGCCCGCTGTCTGGAGGCGGTGGCGACCAACAACCTGTGGCCGGCGTGGAAACTGTACTGCGTCAACGTTGCGGGGTCGTCGGTGCTGGCCACAATCCTCGCGATCTTCAAGAGCGCAACCGCCGAAATGGCTACCGCTCTCACGGGCTATGCCGAGGCGCGCCTGGGCTCCGCAGTGACGCTCAACGAGCCGTGGCGACTGGTGCTGGAGATCGGCGCGGACGGCCTGCCGACGAACACCGCGACCGACAACCACAACCACTCATACGTGCTCGGTGACCCGGTCGCGGCAGCAGGCGCGCACAACTGGCCGCAGCAGGCAGACACAACGGCGTGCGCGCCGATATTAGTTTTCGCCAACGGTTTCGAGACAGGGTTCTCGCGACGGCGCGCGTTCGCGCAGGTAGGTATGTAGATGGCAGCTCCATACAATCCGCCCAAAAAGAACGAGGACTTCCTGATCCGCGTCGCGCTGGAGAACTTCACAGCGCCGGGTGAGTTCAAGTCGAGCCCGACGATCGCGGCGGGCGACTTCAAGGTGACGACGGATGCCGGCGGACTGACCAACCTCGGGACCATCCCGGCCGTCAGCCCGGCCGCTACCGTGTGCGTGCTCATTACGTTGTCGGCTGCTGAAATGAACGGAGACGTGATCACCATCGTTGGCATCGATCAGACGGCGCCCAAGGAGTGGGCGGACTTCTTCCTGAGCATCCCGACGACGCAGTAGGAGCGTATGGCGCGACGGATTTTCTTCGGCTACAACGCAAGCGGGGTCGCTGCTGCGGAGATCACCGGCGCTGGCGGCGGTGCGTCCGAAGAGGCGCACGGCTCGCCGGCCATCACGCTTGCGGTTGTCGCCGCCAGTCTCGCCTCCGCTGAGGCTCACGGCTCTCCTGCTGTTGCCCTCTCGGTCGTCGCCGGCAGCGTCGCCTCAGCGGAGGCGCATGGTGAGCCCACGGTCGACAGCAACGCGCACATCACGGAGGCTGGCGGCCTCGCCTCAGCGGAGGCGCATGGCTCGCCGGCGCTCGCGCTCCAAGTAGCCGCGGCGTCGCTGGCGACGGCAGAAACTCACGGCTCGCCTGCGCTCGGCTTGACGATTGTCCCGGTCGGCCTGGCGAGTGCTGAGGCTCATGGCGCTCAGGCAATCTCGCTCGTCGTTGTCGCTGGGGCCGGGGTCGCATCGCTTGAGGCCCATGGTTCGCCGGCGGTAGGCGCAACGGTTGCGCCCGTTGGGCTGGCGTCCGCTGAGGCACACGGCGAGCCTGTGGCCGCACTCGTTGTCGCCGCAGGTAGCACCGCATCGGCGGAGGCCCACGGGCAGCCCTTCGTCGGCGAGATCCCGGCGCTCATCGTGGGAGCTGGCGGTCTGGCAAGCGCAGAGGCGCATGGGTCGCCGACACTGGCCCTCGTGGAGATGCCCGCGGACGAGACCGTGCGCGAGACGCGCGGAGGCGGTGGCATCAGCTCGCCGCGGCGGAGACCCGAACCGCCCCCGCCGTTCTACGTCTGGCCTTTGAGCACCGAGAGTGCGGAGGCTCATGGGAGTCCGTTCCTGCGTCTGCGGCTTGAGCCTGCAGCGTCGCTTTCTGCGGAAGCCCACGGGCGGCCGGTGATCACGCTCGGGTCGCACCCGCGCCGGCAGAAAGACGAGCGCGAGCTTGTAGCGATCCTGGTGGAGGCTGCATGAGAGGACGTGAGGTTTCGCTGGTCCGCATCCGCTACCACGGCCGCACGATGACGCCGGTGTCGTATGTTGCGGACGGTCTGGTGACGTTGCTCCCGCCGCGGTACGCGCGGAAGCTCAAAGCGGCCGGAACAGTGGGGATCCTGAGCGAGCACGAGTTCAACAAGATCCGCGCGGACCGAGGCGCCGTGAACCTCGACGCGCAGTACAGGTGAGGTGACCATGAAACGCATTGCGATCGAAGGCATCGTCGGCTGGGATCTCATGGCGGCCGACGTCCGCGAGCAACTCGACCAGGCCAACGGCGAGGAGATCGATCTCATCGTCAACTCCCCGGGCGGCTCAGTATTCGAGGGGTTCGCGATTTTCAACGCTCTGCGCGACTACAGCCGCGCGGGCGGCAAGATCCACGCCCGCGTCGTCGGCTTCGCTGCCTCGATGAGCTCGTACATCCCGATGGCGGCGAGCGACGTGGTGATCGAGGACAACGCGGTCTGGATGATCCACAACCCGTGGTCGCTGGCGGTCGGCGACCAGAACGACCTGCGCGCGGAGGCCGAGGTCCTTGAGGGCCTTTCTGGCCTGATGGCGACGGCCTACGAGCGCAAGACGGGCAAGGACCGCGCTGACGTCCGCGCGATGATGGATGCCGAGACCTGGCTGTTCGGCCAGGAGATAGCGGACGCCGGATTCGCCGACTCGGTCGTCCCTGCGGGCGACGGGCCCGAGGATAAAGCCGACGCCGTCGCGCAGGCGAAGGCCGCGGTCCGGGCGATGGCCGCCCGCATGCGGGCAGAACCCGAGAAGCACGCGCTTCGCGAAGTCGCGGCGCAGCTCGGTATCAAGCAGGCACTTGCCCCGGCGCACAGCGACCGGGAAGAGCACCAGGCGCATAGCGACCTGGAGACGTCAGGCAAGGAGGGTCAGGTGAATACACTGACCGCAGTGATGGCGGCTCTCGTCGCTCTCAGCGCCGAGGAGCTGCAGAAGGTGACCGCGGAAAACAAGTCCGAGATCGCCAAGAGGTTCGGGTTCGACCCGGACGCACAGGGCGCGCTCGCGGTCGCCAACGAAAAGGCGCGTCTGCTCGCCGATGAGCGGGACGCGATCGCCAAGAAGCTCGCGGTTTTGGAGGCCGAGAAGAACGCGGCGGCGAAGAAGGGCGTCATCGAAGGGGCTTTGACCGCGGGCCGCATCGCGCCGAAAAACCGCGCGGCCTGGGAAGCGCTCTACGACAAGCAGCCCGAGGAGACCACGAAGCTGCTCGCCGAAGCGGCCCCGGTCGTGCCTCTGGGAAGCTTCGGAAGCCCTGGCGGGGGCGGCGAGGGGGCGGCGATCACCGCCGAGGATCAGGCGGCCCTGGCGCGGTTTGCCGCGTCGCACCCGGAGCTCACCGCCGAGCAGGCGCGCGAGCAGTACCTGAAGTACAGCAAGTAGCTGTGCTGACAGAGACGCATCAACAAGGAGCGTGAGACATGGCTCTCACCGCAGATCGGAACTACGAGACGGTCGGGCCGACCGTCATTCTGGAGATCGAGGCCGGTGCGGCGGACACGCTGTACAGGGGCGCGATCGTCAACATCGGCACCGACGGGTATATCAAGGTCGCCGCAGACGTGGCGAGCGAGGTTCCCGCCGGTGTGGTGGTCAAGCAGCACGTCTCGGACGGCACCGCGCACGCGAAGGTCGCGGTCGAGCGCGGCAAGGTCTGGCTGCCTCACACGGGCGCGGCGCAGGCCGACGTGGGGGCGCTGTTCTATGCGACCGCGGACGACACGCTCGCGGACTCCGCATCGAACGTGACGGCGGCGGGGCTGTGTCTCGGTTGGAAGACCGGGTACCTGCTCATCGACTTCGACCAGAGCTCGCTGTAATCGGCGAGTGACATTCAACTGAGGGGAGAAAAAACATGGTCGTTGACACTGTCATCCTCGAGAAGCAGCTGAAGGCGGAGTTCAACCGTGCGTACGATGCGTACGTGGCGAACAACGCCTATGCGCGGCTTCTCGCGGCTCTCACGACC